CTGGTTCATATTTGGTAAATGCAAATGCGATAGCTGCTGGATCTTTTGCGGTCACAGTTTCTAATGTATCTGCTGGAAACCTTAGTGAAGCTATTGTTATTAACTTTGTTGCTCTTAAGGGTGCATCAAGCTAATGGCAATGTTCGCTTTTAGGCGAATGAGAGAACAAAATGAGGCTGTCGAAAAGGCAGCTTCACTTGTTCAAACTCTGGAAAAGCCAAAACCAAAATCTAAGCCCAAAAAGGTAAAACTCAATGGCAATAACTCTTGATGCTACTGTTGGCGGTGCTAACGCAAACACTTATATCACTCTTGCTGATGCAAACTCTTTTATTGAAGGGCTTGTTCTAAGTGATGACACCGCAGCTTGGGATAACTCATCTACTGACAACAAAAATCGTGCGCTTTTTACAGCAGCCCAGAGAATAGATAGAGAAAAGTTTTTAGGAGCTAGGGTAGCTGATACTCAAGCTTTAGAGTGGCCTAGATCAGGAGTAAGGAAACCTGACACATACACAAACTTGTATGGTTTAAGCTTTCCAAACAGATTAGTTGCTGATTATTACCTTGATACTGAAATCCCAGACAGGGTAAAACACGCACAGGTTATCTTGGCTGTATAT